ATTTAAGACTAGAGAAGAAGGTTTTATTTCTGGACAGTATATTAATATTAATTTAAGTGAATACGGAGTTAATGATAATTACCTTGTCCAAAAAGTATTAGCGGTATCAACTGGTGCTGGAACTTTTGAATATACCGTCTTTATTGCTAACGCTAAGACTTTAGGAATTATTAAATTTTTAATTGAGTTGTTGGAGGCTGATAAAAACTTGATAGAATTAGATGATGACGAGGTGGTTGATGAACTTTTGCAATTAACTGATAGCTTAAATGCTGACTCGTTGCTTGATTCGTTAGTTATTGATTCGGCTGGTGCTTATGCTACTTGGTGCGAAGGTGATGAAACTACACCTAAAACAAGGGCAAGATGGAACTTATTTCAATGGGGATAATGATGAATATAAATGAAATAATTATACCAACTGGTAACATTGTTTTGACTTTAACCAATGTAAAAACTGGAAAGGTCGAAGTCGATTATTACCATAATTTATTTACTACTGCTGGCAAGGAGTCTTTAGCTAATAGTATTAGGGGTAACACAAGCAATAATAAGGGGATTATTACCTATTGTGCTTTGGGAACTGGCGATACTGCTCCAGCTTTAGGTGATACAACTTTAGAGGCTGAAATTGAAAGAAAACTTATATCGGTTAGGTCTGTTAGTAATAATCAGGCTTTATTTGAAATATTTTTTACTACTGCTGAAGCTAATGGTAATTTAAAAGAGGCTGGCTTATTTGGTGATGACGCAACTGGAACTAAAGATACAGGGACACTTTTTGCTAGAGCTTCGATAGATAGAGTAAAAACTGATGGCGATACATTATCACTTGCTTGGACTGTAATTATTGGTTAAAGTTAATAAATGAATATAGTAACTTCTTCTGAAGCAACCGCTGGAACAAATGCTAAAGCTATTGAATTAAATACTGTTAGAGCCGATTCTTTAATAAAAGTTTATGTATTTGAAGTTAAACATCTTTTGACAGTTGCCAATGGCGTGGCTCAATCTTATTTAGCTTTAGGAAATTCTACTGTTATCGGAACTAAAACTAAATTATCAGTCGGAACTGCTACTGTTAGAATTAAGGCTGATTCAGACACGATAGACACTATTAATGTCACTACAACCGCTTCTGATGATACCTCACCAGCAGATACAACTATTACCGAAGATCAAGTATTGACTCTTGATGTTACTGCTATCGGGGGTAATGCGGAAGGTTTAATAGTAGAGTTGGTAACTAGATTAAATGAGTAGGCATTTTTTAGGTTTTGGTAATGGTTCGGCAGGTATTATTCCTTCTAGTGGGATTTATAGTGGTGCTAATACCTCTTGTTCTGGTTCGGCTTCTTCAACCACTTTAACTGTTTCTTCAACTTCGGGATTTTCAGCTAATGATTATGTTTTAATAGATCAAAGTAGGGGAACTGGTGCGGGAAACTGGGAATTAAATCAAATTGCCTCTATATCGGGAACTTTTACTATGCGGTTTGCTTTAGAAAATACCTATACTGATTCTGGTGCTTCACAAGCTCAAGTTATAAAGATTTTGCAATATAAGGGTGGAACTATATCGGGAACTTTTACTGGTAATGCTTGGAATGGAAATGTAGGTGGCATTTTACCAATTATGTGTAGTGGCAGGTTAGCTATATCTAGTTACTTAACTGCAACTGGATTGGGTTTTAGGGGTGGCAATGGAGTGGCAACTGGAGTGGATAATAGTAAATCATATCAAGGAGAAAGTGCTATTGGAGTTGGTTCGTTAGATCAATTAAGAAATGGTGCTGGTGGCGGTGGCGGTTATAAGAAAAGTGGAGCATTAAATCCGTCTGGTGCTAATGGTGGTGGTCATGGAACTGTTGGACTTGAGGGGCAAACAACTTCCGCTGATACTACTGGACAAGCTGGAACTACTGACGGAGGGATTACGCTAATTGATTTCGTTTTCGGTGGTGGCGGTGGCGGTGCTATTGTTAATACTTCTGGCTATACTGCTGGGAAGGGTGGGAATGGTGGAGGAAAGATTTTTGTATTTGCTGAACAATTAGTTGTTACTGGTTATATTACTAATTATGGGAGTGCTGGGTCTAGCTCTACAACTGGCGATAGAGTTGGAACATCTGGCGGTGGTGCTGGCGGTGGGATATTGATTAAATCTAATTATGCAAATATTGGAACTGATAGATTAAGGGTTACTGGCGGAACTTATGGCTCGGCTTCGGGATATATTTCTGGTGGTAGAAATTTAGGTGGTGCTGGTGGCAAGGGAAGAATTAGAGTTGAGTGTTGCAGTTTAGCTGGCTCGGTATCTTCTAGTTATTATGGTTCACTTTCAACCTCTACAACAGGGCTTGACTGGTGTTATAGCGGTGGTGCTATACTTTAATAATGAACAGGCTAAAAATAAATACGATTTATAGCCAAAATGATTTAAGGTGGAGAGGTGATATTTTAGGTTTCAATACAGACGGAAAATATAATCTTGGTAATCATGGGTGTTTAATTACTTGCTTGGCTACGGTTGCTGAATATTACGGTTTTTTTATAACTCCTAAGACAATCAACGAAACATTAAAAACTGAAAAGGGGTATTTAGCTGGTGGTGGGCTTTACATTTATGGCTCTTTTAGTAAGATTTATCCTCAGATAAAAGAGAAAAGAGTTACTACTCCTTATCCATTAACTGATAGTCAAATTAATGAAATCAAGTCGGCTATTGATAATAAATATCCTGTTATGATACAGCTCGATTACAATCCTAAAACCGTTGAAGCAGACCAGCATTTTGTTTTAATTATAGGTTATAATCCAAATGATGAAAATGATTTTTTAATTGCTGATTCAATTGACGGAAAAGAAAAGAGTTTAAAAAGTTACTTGGGCTGGCTTAAACCTAGTGCTAGAAAAACTATTGAACAATATCTGATTTATGAAGGGCAACCACCCTCTGACGACATTTGTATAAATAAAATGACTTATGATTTTCTAATTCACAATTCAGATCAATGGCGAGGTCTTATCTGGTATTTAGAAATTGATAAAGTTCCTGAAGATGTTTTTTTAAGTGAAGTAAAAAAAGAAATTGAATATTTAAAAAATAGAATTAAATTAGATGAGGAAAGAATAGAGTCATTAAAAAGTGATTTAGCTATTGCCATGCAGGAAATTGTCTTAAAGACTGAAGAATTTAGCAAGCAAGAAAAAGAGTTGCTAAAAAAAATAGAAACAGAAAAAAGCGAAAATATAGCGTTAAAAGAGCAGGTAAAAGAATTGCAAAAAGGCAATAATGAACTAGCAAATATTGTTGAAGAAAAAACTTTAGAGATTGAAAAGATTGAAAAAGATTTATTAATTTGTAAGGAAAATTTAAAAAAAGATAGTTTTATTGATATTTTATTTAAATGGCTAAAAAAGACGATACAGTTACCTACCGAGAATTAATCCCTGAATTAAGAAGAATTGAGAGTAATCTTTTATTCGAAATTAAAGATTTGAGAAGTTGTCTTGATTTAAAGGTGGATTATGATGAAGAATACAAGGCTAGAATAAAAAAGATAGATGAAATATGGGATTGGAAAAATAAAATTGCTGGCTACTCTTCTATTATCGGGGCTATTGCTGGGATTATAGCCTCATTCGTATTTTCGCTTATTCAATCTATTCTTAACAGGGCATTTTAAACGAAAGAAGGTGATTTATTATGAGAGATAAATTAAATAATATATGGGATAAATTAGATGGCAAAAAAAGCTACATCGGAGCTATAATTATTTTTTTAGCTGGTGGATTCAGAGCTTTAGATGTATTAGATGAAGAAATGTATAAAATACTATTGACTTTAGGCGGTTCAGTTGCGGTTTTGGTTTGAGGGGAGCGATTGCAAGATTAAGAAAATAATTAAATGCTAAATTGCCTATTTACAAATAATCAACATTAGTATATTATTTTAATATATATATTAATGATATGGTTGACTTGTTAATTTTTAAATTGTAAAGTTAAATTATGGAAGATAGACAGACAGAAGATAAAATAAAATTCACCGCTCAAAAATGCCCTGTTTGTAACGGATTTGGAACTCTTAAATATGGGGCTTTAACTTGTCATGTTTGTAATGGGCGTGGTTATGTAGTTATAAATAATGAAACTGGATATCCAGTTGAAGAAAGAAAGACAGATGAAAACAAGAATAATCCATACTAAAATATGGACTGATAGCTGGTTTAGAGGTTTAAACAGGTCTAGCCGTGATTTATTTATATATCTTCTTACCAATAGTCATATTGGGCTAACAGACATTTATGAAATTTCAGATGACGTAATCTGCTTTGAATGTCAATTAACTCCCAAAGAATTAACACTAGGAAAAGAGGACTTGTATGATAAGGTTTTGTTTTACAATGGGTGGGTAAAAATTGTTAATTTAGAAAAATACCAAACTTTTAAGGGAGAAAAAAATGAAATTGCCAAAAAAAGAGAGAGAGATGTAATTCCTGCCGATGTTAAGGATAAACTGCATAGGGTATCCATAGGGTATCCATACCCTAGCGATACTACGAGTAATAAGAAATCAATAATCAGTAATAAGAAATCAGAAACTAATAATAAGAAATCAATAACAGAGAGTAGTAGGAGATATGAGAACATAGACGATGTTAAAGAAGAAGATATTAAAGAGATAGCAGATCATTATCAGGTGTCTTTGTCTTTTGTTAAAAGCAAATATGAAGATATGGTTTTATGGCATGAAGAAAATCCAAGAAGAAATAGAAAAGTTAATTGGAGAGCGACTTTAACTAATTGGGTAAAACGTGACGCTATTAAATTTTTACAAGAAGAAAGAAAGAGGGGCAATAACTATGTTGACGCAAGAGATTAAGGAAAAGTGGGAAGTTATGATCGGCAAGACTAAATTTATCTTAGAAGGGGAAGAATTTAAAAGACTTGATGAAGCTATGAAGTTTGGTAAAAGATGGGTAAGGTTTGATGACAAGGTTTTTTCCGTTCCTCATATCGAATATATTTATAAAATCCAAAATGGAGTTAAAAAGTCTAATATGCTTGAGGCTGGGGAAAATGAATATAATCAAACTCCTGAAGAAAGAGAAAGAGCATTAAAGAAAATGCAAGAAGTTAGGGAAAAATTAAAGAGAAAACTAAGTATTTAAGGCTAGATACAGAACATCTACTTGACAAACAAAATACATAGATATATAATCAATATAGTTAAGCATATAAATTAATAAGGAAAGGAAAAAAAATGAACTACTTAGATAAATTTTTTAAAGAAAAAGATATTGAATATCAAAGTTGGGAAATTGAAGATAAAAACGGAGATATTCATTTTATAGATAATGAGGTGATAATCGAATTTATTAAAAGAGATAAGCCAAACCATTTAAGATATACGGATACTTTAAGAAGAATTGATTTTGTAAATGGAGATGTTAATAATTTTTTTAGATATTTAGCCGAGAAACTTATTAATTTATAAAAGGGAAAAATGAATAAAAAAATAAAAGAAAAAGAAAGTGTAGAAAAAGATATTTATAAATCTTTGGCTGATATCCAAAAGAAATTAAATGCTCCTAAAAAGCAATTTAATAAATTTGCTGGTTTTAACTACCGATCTTGTGAGGATATTTTAGAAGCGGTTAAACCACTATTAGGAGATTTATTTTTAATAGTTAATGATGAGGTTGTTTTAATTGGCGATAGATATTATATAAAAGCAACTGCAACCATTTCTGATGGCGACAAATTTGTTAAGAGTGTCGCATTTGCTAGAGAACCGTTAGACAAAAAAGGAATGGATAGCTCTCAAATAACTGGTGCTACTAGCTCTTATGCTAGGAAGTATGCTTTAAATGGTTTGTTTGCCATTGATGACTCTAAAGATGCAGATCATGGGCTTGAAATGGTAGGTAAGCAGGCAACTGCTATAAAAACCCCACAGGCGGCTTTTAGTAAAGCTACAGCATGTAAATATTGCGGTGCGACTGGTCGATATCATAAGCCAGGTTGCCCGAACAACTTAAAATGAAAGCTATAAAAACAAATGCCATTATTACTGGGATTAGATCAAAAGTTGATAGATCACTTGGGATTTCTTTAAGCACGCCTGAACTTACAACTAAGGAAAGAGCTGAATTTATGAACTTACAGGGTGTTAATCTTAATATTTTGATTGAACCGCTAGATGAAACTCCTAGAGAAATTTATGAAATAAAAAAGGAAGTAGATCAAAAAACTCAAGGGCAGAGAATGAGGGCAGTTTTATATCTTTTATGGAAACAAGAAGGCGAAAAAGAAGATTTTGAAATTTATTACAAAAAGAAAACTGAAGCTTTTATTAATTTTTTAAAGGGAAAACTAAATGAATAATGAAATGACAGTGATTAGTAAGGACTTGATTAAAAGATTAAGAAATAGAAAGATAAAACTATTTTTTAAGAGAAAAGAAAACTTGCTTGCTATTTTAATATCTTTTTTGCTAACTATTACTTTAATTGACTTAATTATTTAAGGAAAAATAAAATGAAGAATATAAACCGATGGCAAGAAATAATCGATAAGCTTAACAAGGAAACTACGATAGAAGGCAGGGCTTTGATTAGTGAATTACTAGACTTAATTGTTCTTGAGTTAAAAGATGTTAGAAAATACATTGAGGAGGCAAAAGAGGAATGATTAGCTCTAACTTAATGACAATGTTAGCCATGCAAAAGAATAAATTAGTTACAGCGTTAATAGATCATAGAATTTACGATAAGGTGAGTGAAAAGACAGCGGAAGAAGTTTTGAGTTTGTTACTAGAAGCTAATAATAAGTTAAGAGAAGAAGAGTAAAGCACTTTTACAATTTGGTTGTTGGGTGGAGGAGATGGCGGAATAAGGTAGACGCTAACAAAATGGGTAAGGTTGGGTGAAGCTCATTTGAACCTAACCATGCAGGGTGACTATACGAGTAACAAAGTGATAGCTAAATAAATCGGAGACAATGGCTGGCGCTCCATCTCGTCAAATCCTTGCTCTCCTCCACCGAGCAATCAAAAACCACTTCGGGCAAAAAAGATGGGCGAGTAGCAATGACGCTACAGCAAGAGGGCTTATCCCCTCTTGGAGAGGGCGGGGCTAGACACATAGATGTTTGGCTTTGCCTTTTCCAAGGTGGGATAAGGGGAAGTCATCGAAAAGGCAGGAACATAACATTCTAATTCCCTGTGCCTGATGGTGTGATGAGCCACAAGGCACTCCCACCTGTATTAAAGGTTTAGGAAAGGAGAATGGATGAAGAGCCACGCAGAAAAGTGTCCCATATGCGGTGGGTCAGGGGAATTGCCAGATTTACACTGGGCAACCTCAACCTGTTCTTTTACCAAAAGATGTCATGGTTGTGGAGGCAGAGGATGGGTTGTGGTGAAGGATATAGAGGAAGTAGTTAAAGAGATGGTAGGGCAAGGAGGGTTCAAGTTTAGTTGCTATGAGTGCGATGATAGCTACGATATTGATGAGATTAAGTCGTTCGTTTATCGCCAACTCCAGAAGGTAAGACAAGAGGAGAAAGGGAAGATAGTGCGGAAGTTAGAGGCTATCGTGCAGAAGAACACCGACAAGGAGTTTGGCACTGATTACGACGGATTGGCTGAAGGAGTATTGGCGTGGTTAGCCGAGCAGAGAAAGAAGGAGAAGTGAACAATATTAAAAGTTTAGGAAAGGAAGATATGAAACGTTCAGAAGATAGTGTTATTTTGTTAATCTATATTACTATTTTTAGTTTGTTATCTCTTGTTTGTATCTATATTATTGCTTGTTCGTTGTTAGAGGTATTTGAAATAGTTAGTCAAGGTTGATTAATTAGAATTATTAAAGGTTTAGGAAAGGAAGATATGAAGAAGGGTTGTATAGGCTGTATTAGTATTAGGAAAGGGCTTTTTCCCTTCCGTTGGTCTATTGAGGTAACAAGTAAAAAATCTGAAGTAGTAAATAGTTACATAGATCAAGAGGGTTGCGGTCTTGATGGTAGAGATAGCCTAAAAATATATTTTTGCCCTGTTTGTGGAAGAAAGCTTAAAAATGAAAAAAGATAAATTTATCTGGGAGTTAGTATTTTTGATTGTTTTAGCTATTATTCTTACTTTATTAAAGCTAAATATTTTTTATTATATTTTAAATAAACAAGTATGGATAAGTTAATCAAATTCATTGATAAATATTGGTATGTTTTTTCGGTAACTATTATGATTTTGTGGATTATTTATTGGCTTGTTGTGTTATTTAGTTTACTTTTTCAAATGTGGCTAGATGAAAGGCTAGTTACAGGCGAACAATACCATGAGTTATTAAAAGTTTGCGGTGGGAATAATTTATAATTTTTTTATGAAAGGGATAAAATGAAGGTCTATGATTTTGTTAAGGGCTTACTTGAAAGAGATGTTAAATGCAGAAATTCAGATAAGGAGCTTATTTGGAAAGTTTGGGAAGCAACCGCTAAGGTTAGATATATAAATGGGAAGCTTGTTTTAAGTAAAGAGGATTTTTTATCAGCTTTAACTCCTGAAACCATTACAAGAGCTAGAAGAAAAATTGTCGAAAGATATCCACACTTAAAGGGTTCGGAAGTTACTGAATTGGCTAGAGGATTGAAAGAAAAAGAAAAAGGGACATTTATTTACAGAGATAAATTACTTTAAAGTTATTTACAAATAATATACAATGTGATAACATAGATCATGGAAGTAAAACTAATTGGACACAAACTAAGAACGAAAAAATCCCTTAACTTTTGGAAAGAGTTTGCTTTAGAAGTGGCGAAGGGAGAAAAGTCGGCTAATGAGATTAGGAAAATGAAAAAGTTTTATAATAAAAAAACAGGAGAGCCATATACTAGAGCTAGGGTTTATACTATGCTTAAAGAAGTCGGAAAACTTAACTAAATTTAGTTTAAAATAAATTTAATGAAAGAAATTATTAAAATAATCTTTATTTCTTTATATTGTCTTATCCCTATATTTATTGTTGGGTATGGTTTATTAATATTTTTTAATTAAAGAGAGGTTTAACATGAGTTTTCAAGTGAATAGGGCAACGATATTGGGTAATTTAACAAAAGACCCTATATTAAAATATACTCCTAACGGCAAGGCGGTAGCCACTTTAACTGTTGCGACTAATAGAAGTATTAAGAACGGTGAAGAATGGCAAGATATCCCAACTTTTCATAGGGTTGTTGTTTGGGATAAATTAGCTGAACACGTTTCAACTAACGCTAGTAAGGGCGATAAGATTTATGTTGATGGAAGGATTGACAATAGAAGTTATGAAGATAAGGACGGAGTGAAAAAGTTTATTTCTGAAATTGTCGCTGAAAATGTAGTTTATATGACTAAAAGAGATAAAAATGAAGAAGTAAATATTAATGATGTTCCTGATGAAATTCATTAAAAAATTATTTACTGCTGGCGGATTAGCTTTTAAATCTGAAAAAGAACTTATTACTTACAGGAATTTAAAAAAACTAGAATCAGAGGGGAAAATTGTCCGCTTAATAATTAGACCTAAGTTTATTGTAATTCCTAACTTTGAAACTTCTTATGGCAAAAGATATAAGCAAGTTGTTTATACTCCCTCTTTTTCTTTTCACGATATTGAACAAAATAGGTATAGAATTATTGATGTGAGTAAGAAAAAAACTAGATTAAGAGAAATTAAGAAAAAGTTGTTGGCGTATTATTATAAAGAGGAAGGGCTTGAAGTTGAGAGTGAGTTAAAAGTTAATATTTAAAATGGCAGATACAGAATATAAGGATAAATTTATTGATTGTAAAGATTGTGGAAAAGAGTTTATTTTTACTGCTGGCGAACAAGAATTTTTTGCTAAACAAGGTTTTATTGAACCCTTGAGATGTAAAGAATGTCGGGCAAGAAGAAAAAATCAAAAGTTTAATAAATAGGTCTTTACAATTTGAAAGATTTGGATTATTTTATAGTAACAGGCTAATATTTCTTTTCTTGGCTATTTCATTTAGTCGGGCAGGCTAAGAGGGTAGCTGGGAACAAGGCTATTTAGCCTGTTATAATTTATACTACAAATATATGGCTAGAAGCAAGTATGAAGTGAAAGCTCAAAAGGAATTAGAAGCCGATGGGTGGAGAGTTGATAATAAATCTGGCATGTCCAGATGGTCTAAGAATAGAGATTTTTGGAACTTATTTGATTTGGTTGCGGTGAAAAAAGGGATACCATATCTTCGTTGGATTTCTATTAAGGGAAGGCAAGGGATACCTGGAAAACATAGAAAAGAGATTGAGGCATTTTATTTGCCTGAAAACAATGTGAAAGAAATATGGTGCAGAAGTCAAGGAAAGAAAAGTTATTGGCATAAGGTAGAATGTTTTAATGAGTAAAGAAATTCCGCAAGAGCTAACTCCGACTGATGAGGTTATAAACTTTCTTGATAATATTAAAGATAATAAAATTAAATGGGGTATTATTAAAACAACCATGCTTTTATCTAATAGTTGGGAAATTGGTTGTAGAGAATGTGGAATAGATATTGATAGAATAAGAAATAAGGCAGATGAGATTGAGGCTGGGAAAAGGGAAATAAGGTAATTATACGGAGATTAATAGCAGTAGTAGTGGATAAAGTAGTGGCTTTTAGGTTAAAATGTGTGTATATACTAAGTGGGGTAGTAGGGGAGTGGTAAGGTAATTATAAGGTAATTAAATAAAAATGAAACTAAGTAATATTAAATTAAATCCTAATAATCCTAGAAGGATTGATAAAGATAAATTGAATAAATTAGTTAAATCCGTTAAAGACTTTCCTAAAATGATGAGTTTAAGACCTATTGTAGTTGATAAGGATAATGTTATTTTAGGTGGAAATATGAGATATAGGGCTTTAATTGAGTTGGGATATAAAGAAATTCCTGATGAGTGGATAAAAAAGGCTGATGATTTAACTGATGAAGAAAGACGAAGGTTTATAGTTGAGGACAATGTAGGTTTTGGTGATTGGGATTGGGATGTTTTATCAAGTGGATACGAGAAAGAAGAACTAGAAGAATGGGGAATGGATGTGGATAAGTGGGGTGACATAGACTTCGATAATATTAATAGCACAGAGGACAGAGAAAAACAGTTTAAAGAACAAGTTGTTACTTGCCCTCACTGTAATAAAAGTTTTGAAATTAAAATATAATGCCAATACCATATCTTGGTAGTAAAAGAAAATCAGCTGGCAAGATATATTCGGCTATTAAGAACTTAAATCCCGAAGCGGATATATTAGTTGATTTGTTTTGTGGTGGGTTTGCCATATCAGAATATTTTTATAAGAATGGTTGGAAAGTAATAAGCAACGACAAGAATAAATATGTGGTGGCGTTACTTAATAAAACTATTGACGAAGGACTGGACGAAAAAGAGGTGACTAAATGGGTGTCAAGGAAAAGATTTTTAGAAGTTATGGGTAATCCTAATAATTACGAGGACTGGTATGTGGGATATCTGATGTGTATTTGGAGCTTCGGTAACAATCAAGTTGGTTACCTGTTTGGTAAAAGAGTAGAACCAATTAAGGAAGCTGGACACGAATTGGTTATAAACAAAGACAAAGGTTTAATAAATAAACTAATTCCCGACATTCCCGAAAGATATATAGATGGGATACTTAAACAGAGTAACTGGCATAAAAGAAGAATTGCTCTTAACATGGTAAGTCATAAGTTAAAGACAAGAATATTAGAGTTACAGCAGTTAGAGCGGTTAGAGCGGTTAGAGCAGTTACAGCAGTTAGAGCGGTTAGAGCGGTTACAGCAGTTAGAGCGGTTACAGCAGTTAGAGCGGTTAGAGCGGTTAGAGCAGTTAGAGCAGTTACAGCGGTTACAGCTATCTAGTGGCGATTATCGGAAAGTGGTAATACCTAGTGGGGCGGTTGTTTATTGCGATCCACCTTACCAGAACGTAGCCGAGTATAAAGAGGGTGGATTTAATCATAAGGAATTTTGGGATTATGTAAGGAAGTTGTCAAAGACCAATAGGGTTTATATAAGCGAATATCAAGCACCAAAGGATTTTAAGGTCGTGTTAAAATTTAGCCAAAATAGCAGCTATGCTGGCGGTAATAACAAGGGACAACCAGATGAATGTCTGTTTACAATAATATGAATGACAAACCAGATACAACAGGAAGCAACAGGAATGAAAAAGGGCAATTCCCTAAAGGTGTAAGCGGTAACCCCGCAGGTCGTCCTAAAGGTTCTGTATCAATCGTTGAAGGCATTAAACGAAAACTCCAAGAGATCGAACCAGCCAATAAAAAAACTTACCTAGAATTATTTATATCTAGGCTATTCTTAAAAGCTATTAAAGAAGGCAACGAGAAACTTATGATAGATATAATTGACAGGGTTGATGGCAAGGCGTTACAGAGGATTGAAAATAAAGAAATAGATGTATCTAGTGAATTAGATAAGCTAGAATCAGATTATGATGAAGTTGCTAAACAGGCAGAGGCTAAATTAAATAATGATAGACAAAAGATTAAAAAGCAAATGGTGGAGAATAAACCACCTATACAAGATAAGAGACAAATCGGGAAAACTGATAACATTCAAGCCGAACAAGATACAACTAAAACATCTAGCTGAAAAAAAAGATCATAAAAGAGGCTTAATTTTAAAAGCAAGACAATTAGGATTTACTACTCTTTATTGTATTGATTTACTTGATGAGGCGTTATGGGTTCAGGGCATGAGTTGTGCTATTTTAGCTCACGATTGGACTACTTTGGATAAAATCTTCGGTATTGTTAAAAGGGCTTACGAGAATTTACCAGAAGTCTTAAAACCTAAAACAAAAACTGATACTAGAAGAACTTATGAATTTGTTGAACGATTTGACGGAATGCCCCTTGATTCGTCTATTTATGTAGCCTTGAAGATAAGAGGCGGAACTGTTAGAAAATTGCATATAACTGAATCAGCATTTATTAAAGATAGGCAAGGTTTAAATTCTGGTGCTAAGCAGGCAGTTCCTAAAGACGGATATATAACCGAAGAAACTACCGCTAATGGATACAATGAATTTTATGACACTTGGGAAGAGGCTAGAAGTAACCCGAACCCCAGTAAATATGATTATCGAACTTATTTTTATCCGTGGTTCTTAGATGATGAGTATTCAATATCATTACCCAATGAAATTGAATTAAATGAAAATGAGAAAAACCTAATTGAGGTTGCTAAAACTGATTGGAATATTGATTTAAGCAAAGAACAATTAAATTGGCGAAGGTGGAAGATTAAAGATTTAGCAACTACTAAGGGCGGTTATGGTTTATCGGGAGAACAGCTATTTAAACAAGAATATCCGTCTAGTCCACTAGAGGCGTTTCAATCGGCTTCGGGAAATGTCTTTGACGGAGTATTAATTGATAAAATTAAATTAAATCCATTTTTAACTAAAGAT